AATTTTTAGGGCAAAAGATGGTTTTAAGTTGGTAAAGGTCGGAAGCAGGACTAAGCCTGTTTCTAGATGGAAATGTAAATTTTGTTTAGACCGAGAGTCTAGGAGGAAATATGAATCAAGAAAATGAATTTTTTGACAAAGCAAGAAAGGTTGCACAGATGCTTGATAACCAGAGTTATATCTACACTCCAAGCTCTACGGACATTACAATCCGATGGAGAAAACTTTACAATTATGTGCCAGCAAGCGAGCAGCCAAGATATATCAAGAAATGGGCTGACTTTAGGGAGATGATGAATCGAACCTTGCACGATGTAGAAGTGCCTAAACCAGAAGGTGTTTTGATATGGAAAAAGCAATCAAAGTCCTTGTAGAAATAGGTATTTACATTTTGTTGCCTTTTGCGATAATTAAGCAATCTTGGGATTTAGCGAATACCTGGATTGAGGAAATTATTAAATGAGAAACAAGCATTGTATGGAGGCTTTCTATAGAACCCTAAAGGAGGTTGATATTCCTACAGGGCAATCTATGATCTGTGAGCATTTTTTTGCAGCAGGATGGGATGCAGCCATAGATGCTTTGTCTCTTGCATATCAGAGGCAATTTGAAAATGATGGAGTTGATACTCAGCTTATTAGGAGAGAACCGCAAGAGCCACCATCAGACGATGACCAAGAATGATTGGTATCCTGTTTGCTTCCATAATCGGCAAGATTACGCAGCTTGGAAGTATTATCAAAGATGGGGAGATGAGGTTTGTAGTGTGTGCGATGACTGCACCGATGAGTACCAACAACAAATGAAACGGCAGAATAGATGTTTTATGGCAGAAGCGATGGAAAGGTCTAGCAATAGCAAACGATATGCAAAATGAACCAGTATCTCAGGCAGTAATGATTGTGAGGGAAGTCGAACCCTATAAGTTTACAGTAGATATAGAGGGGTCAGATTTGTCGTTAGAGGTGTCGCAAATTATGGTAAAGTTTTTGAATGACTGCTTACAGCAGATCCATCAAGATACAAAATTGCATTAAGTGAATAGGGGTATGGGGAATGGAACAAAGAACCGAGGAATGGTTTCGGGCTAGGGTTGGCAAGGCTACCGCAAGCAGAATTGCAGATGTCTTAGCTAAAGTTAAAACTGGCGAAGCTGCGACACGCAAGAACTATAAAATGGAGCTAGTGGTTCAGCGATTGACAGGACAGCCAGGCGAATCGTTTACCAATGCTGCGATGGAATGGGGAACTGCCACAGAGCCACAGGCTAGGATGGCATACGAGGCTCATACAGGCAATTTTGTGGAGGAGGTAGGGTTCATAGATCACCCCACGATTGAAGGCTTTGGGTGCTCTCCTGATGGGGTTGTAGGCGATGGGCTTATTGAATGTAAATGCCCGAATACTGCAACGCACATAGAGACAGTCTTGGAAAATAAAGCTCCAAGTAAATACATCCCACAAATGCAATGCCAAATGGCAGTTACAGGAGCAAAATGGTGTGATTTTGTATCGTTTGACCCTAGAGTGCCAGAGGACTTGCAGTTGCTAGTAGTAAGGGTCGAAAGGGATCAGGAGTATATCGACCAAATGGAAGTAGAAGTAAAGCAGTTTCTAAGCGAGGTCAATGACCTATTTAATCAATTGAAAGCGAGGCTATAAATGGCTTATGAAATGAAAGATGGCAGCTTTAGTCTGTTTAAGAACGACAAGAAGCTTACAGAGAAACACCCTGATTACAAGGGGTCAATCAAGATCAACGGAGTTGAGCATTGGTTTGATGCTTGGTTAAAGGAAGGCAAGAAGGGAAAGTTTTTATCTGGTCGGATTGGAGATCCTAAGAAACAAGGATTTACTCCAAAGGGCGATGATGAAATGCCAAGAAGTAGTGGCATCCAAGATGACGATATGTCTATACCTTTTTGAGGATAAAATTATGAAAAAGACGATTATTGTTGTATTAACAAATTTGTTATTAGTTGGTAGTGCTTTTGCTTGCCAGACTCAGACTCTAGTGGTCGGAGGAAAGCTGCAAGTCTGCACTATCTGTGGATCAGTAGTAAGCTGTATGTAACCCCCAGATGAAATCGGCATCAGTAGGCGCAATGCCTACACCCTTCACAAGGAGCGCCACCACCCTACCGATTATGGTGGCATTATGACTTTCCAAAAAGACCTACAGAGAGGCTTGGAAGTTGAGGAAATAGTGTTGGGTATTCTGCGGAAGAAATATCCTTCTGCAAGCCTTATAAATGCGTTTAAAGGCTATGATATTTGGATTCCTGAGATAGACAAAGCAGTAGAGGTCAAGTATGACCCGATGAGCCAAGAGACAGGCAATATTGTCATTGAGATTGAGATGTACGATAAACCCTCTGGGCTTATGGCAACACAAGCTGATTTTTGGGTTTTCTACGATGGGGAGATGTTTGTAATCATGCCAGTCAAGCACATATTTAAGTGCATATTTGACTGCAAGTTACAGTATGTAGAGTTTGTTGGAAAGGGAGACACCCGATCCAAGAAGGCATTTTTAGTAGATAAAAACACCTTGTTTAAGTATGGCAAGATACTATGAGAGGTAAAGAGCTTTTTCTGCTTCTCTGCGCCTGGTTAGTCCTCTTAGGACTTTCCCACCTGCTTTATTCCATTTTGGGAATTCTTGCGCTGCACCAACCACATCACCTCTGTTGTGTTTCTTTCGGAGTGTAGAGATTTGTAGATTGCCTAGCCCAAGATTAAAGGCAAAGCTGACGAGTGCATCAAAGCGAGACTGAGTAAGACCAGTAGGACATAATCGTAATACCCCTCTTTCAAAGCGTATAAGATCCTTTTTAAGTAACTCATCTGCTTCATCCTGTGTAAGCTCTCTAAACCACTCTATAGGCAGAGTTTTGCCATCGCCTATAAGATGACCCCATCCAACAGTCCAAAGCCCTATAGGGTCTTGGTAGGGCTTTAAATGGCATCCTTCAAACCGCTTAATAAGGTTTAGCCCTTTTTCGCTAGTTCTCATCTCCGAGCATTAAAGGCTTGTGATCCGAACCAAAAGGCAATAATGGATGACCAGATGGTAATTGTCTCCTCCGACCATAGAATCTTGAGGGCTTGGTCAAATGGAACGGCATGATGCCAGGCATACCAGAATCCAGCAATCTCTACAAATAGGAATATACCGAACATTCCGTAGGTAACCGCAGGGCGAACCATAGCCCTAGCGTTAATCACCCAATGGGATGCGCCTTTAGCCAAGTCTGTATCGTGCTGATACATGGCTATCTTTTCGTCTTTTAATGCGTTAATCTCGATCTGGTCTGTGCGGATTTCTTCTACACGAGCCTGCGCCAAGAATCCTTCTTTGGCTAGTGTTAGTTCCCTCTCTGTCTGTAGCCGAGCCATTTCTAGCTCATGCTTCTTGTCTGACCGATCTTGGAAGAAGTCTAAGAACTTAGGCAAACCACCAGCAAGAAAAGATAAAAGTGTAGAGACTAAAGTAATCATTTTTTAAAGAATAAATCGGCTAACCAAGTTACAAAACCACCAAATACCGATGCAGCTCCCATAATTGCCCAAAGAGATCCTTTAGACCTCTCTGCCATGGCAACTAATTTCTTAATGTCTGCCTCCATCCCATCTACTTTTTCTTGCAAATGCTCGACCTGAGCTACTAGACCACCAAATTTGAATGGGTCAAATTCAAACTTATCGTTCATCCTAGCCTCCTCTTACTTTGCGACTTTTTTGCAGGACTTTTCCGTTTAGTCGCAACTTTTTTGCAAGGTTTGGATATAGAAAATGCTATTGTGGCTTTATTTACATAGCCAAATTTGTCTAGCACCCAGTCGATAATAAACATTTAATCCTCTTTTTTCTCTAGACTTGCTTTTAGCATACCAAAGAAAGCATCCTTTCCTACTTTCAATTGGTCTAAAGCAAATGCAGTATTGTTAATCTTGCGATCCAAATCTACACAATGTTGAAATAGGACTTGTTGTTCTGGTGTTAGATCAGCAAAGTCATACTCTACATTGTCAATGGTAATGGGGTTTTTTTGTTTATCGCCCATGTCATTCTCCTAGTGGTTAAAAATTACTTACTGGCATCCTCTAAAGGCTTTAGATCTTCTGTAGTCCAAAAGTCTTTAGCCAGCATAATCTTGAGATGCTCTTTATTACGAGCAACAGTATCAGCCCATTCATCATCAGCCATTTCTTCGGGCTTACCAGCATTGATAAGGTTTACTGAATCCATTGCTGCTTTGTAGTGCTGTGCAATTTCTTCTGCGGTTGGTTTTTCAATAATTTCAGTCATTTATTTAACTCCTTTAAGTTGATTGATTTCTGCTTGTAAAGTTTTAACTTGCTCAGAAAGTTCTTGAACTGCTTTAATTAGCGGACTTATAAACATTTCTCGGCTAATTGCTTGAATTGTATCTTCGCCCATATCCCAGCCAGCGAAAGTCGTTACGCCTTCAGCATCTAAAGCCGCCTTAACTTCTTGCGCCACTAAACCGTGCATGACGGTATCAATATCCCGTTTGTTTTCCTCGTTATAGTAAGGTAGGCTTGGGTCAATCTCGTTGCTGGGTTTCCATTGATACTTGACTGGACGTAAACGGTTGATAAAAGAAAGACCAAGTGTGTCATCTTGAATGTTTCTCTTTAGTCTTTCGTCTGAGGTTTGTGTCCAAGTTGCGTTGACTGTGTAGGCGTTGTAAATTTTTCCTGCGCCATTACCAATAGTGACATTAGTATTGGCTTGCCCTTGTACCGTATTACCAATAACAATCTGGTCTGTTGCACCCGCTGCTGATGTGGTAGCACCACGACCTATGCAAACATTTCCTGTTCCTGTGGTTATGTTCCATCCAGCAGATGCGCCCACTCCAGTGTTGTATGAACCTGTCGTTAAGCCAGAAAGAGCGCCTTGATAATTTGCTGTGTCTTGACTGCAACCAACAGCAGTATTGTAATTTCCAGTAGTGCATACATCCAATGATGAACGACCGAAAGCAGCATTTTCTGTACCTGTTGTATTGAGTCGCAATGCGTTGTAACCAGTGGCGGTATTGTACGCTCCAGTGGTATTTGAATATAAGGATTGATAACCAACAGCGGTATTTTGAGATGCGGTAGTGTTAAAAAATAAAGCTATATCTCCAAAAGCGGTATTGGCAGTTCCAGTTGTATTGTTTTCAAGAGAACTCATACCTACTGCGGTATTGCTTGTTCCTGTTGTGTTGTCATATAAAGCGTATGTTCCGACACCAACTAAACGATTCCCAGTAGTGTTAAATGAAGCAGCTTGATAACCTATTACTGTGTTGTTAGATGCGGTGGTGTTATTTACAAGAACATCTTTACCAACGGCAACATTATAATTACCCGTGGTGTTGTTATATAAACTATCCACACCAATAGCGGTATTTTCTACACCTGTCGTGTTATACCTCATTGCCCTCCAGCCAAGAGCGATGTTGTAATTACCAGTAGTGTTTTTTTCCAGTGAATAATAGCCAAAAGCACCATTACCCGTTCCAGTGGTATTTGATTGAAGTGTTTGCCTACCAAAAGCCGAGTTAAAGCCAGCCGTAGTATTAGACTCTAGTGCTTGAAAACCAAATGCTGTGTTATCTTCACCAGTGGTGTTTGAACCAAGGGCATTTGCACCACCCGCAGTATTGTTAGAGCCAGTTGTATTTGCGTCTAGTGAATTCCGACCAATAGCCGTGTTGTTTTGACCTGTGGTGTTGGCATATAAGGATTGATAACCTACTGCTGTGTTGTTAGATGCGGTGGTGTTGAGGCGAAGTGCATCACGACCTACTGCGGTGTTATTAGAGCCTGTTGTATTAGTATAAAGAGAACGAAACCCTAAAGAAGTATTTTCTGCTCCTGTTGTGTTTGCTATCAATGCTCCAGAACCAAACGCACTATTTTGAGCGCCACTCGTATTAACATTTAACGCACCAGCACCAACGGCAGTATTATTTGCTACAGCACCAGCACCTTTACCAACAGTAAGACCTGAGATTGTTGCGTCAGAAGTAGCAGATAGAGTAGTAAATGCACCTGTATTAGCTGTAGATGCACCGATAGGTGTATTGTTGATTGATCCACCAGAGATAACAGGGCTTGTAAAGGTATTTCCTGTAAATGCAACACCAGTAATCGTTCCACCAGTAATCTTGGCAGCAGTCATGGTATATGTGCCATCTCTAATACCATCTCCGCAATCTCGGATCTGCGCCATCATGTCTCGCATGGTGTCGTTTACTGCCGATGGGAGCATCCCCTCTGGTGCGCCATCTGGAGGAGTTGCTGTGTTATTAGCAGGGGTTAGAGAATACTTTGTATATGCCATGATTTTCCTTACTGTTGTTCTGTTTGAAATTCACCAGATAATAAGCCACGCAGTCCTGTAACTGGTACATTATAAGTTCTTGGTTGGAGTTCTGGCATCCTTCCAAGGCGCATCTGTGCTGCTAGATTTTCGATTGCTGTTCTGCGCATTGCTTCTGCACCCATACGAGAGGCTGCTGCACCTGCTGCAAATGGTGTGCCTAATGTTGGCTCGTATGCAATTGCACCGCCTGAGAAGATGCCTGATACAACACCTGTAGGAGCAAAGCGACCATAAAACTTTAATAAGTTTTGGGTTGTGCCACCTTTAGCTGCCTTCTCAATAGCATCTTGCTCTTGCTTGGTAAACAAGCGCATTTTCTTGTCGTTCTTAGCCAACTGTCGTAATTGTTGAGCCATTGAGTTTTCTGCGCCTGATGCTGTAAATTTAGACTGATCTAACTGAGCATTGTTTAGCATATCCTCAAAAATCTCTGATTTTTTAAGTCTGCCATAAGATGTTCTAGCATCTTTCCACATTTGAATAGAATCTTTACTGCCACCAATAATGGCTGAATCAGGAGCATTTAGGATAGTGTTATCAAACTCATCTACAAGAATAGATGCTAATCTGCGCTCTTGTGGATCTGTGCTTGCTTGTGCGCCCTTGATAATCTTGCGTAAAGACTGTAATTCTGTAAAATCTTTTGGTGTAGCAGTATTTGTTGCTTCTTCTAAAGCTGATGCAATCTTTGGATAGGATTTTGCTGTGTATCCTTCTGATCTTAAATCTTTGCCTACTTTGTCCATTCTGTTAATAAACGCATCAGAATCAAACAAAACACCAGATTCTTTTGCTTTAGTAAATAGATTTTGAGACTCTTGCGCTAATTGTTCTGATGTTGGTGCGCCAACTGCTTTGCGACTAGATGTCATACCAAACGGAGCAGCAGTTGTAACTCCAGCAATCATACCTGCTAGTGGGCTACCTGTAGCTTCTGTTACATATTGAGCAGCAGCAGCCGATGGTGCAGACGCAGCAACTTGCGCTTTTGGTGCTTCTGCCAAACGCTTAGATACTTCTCTTGTAACAGGGCTAACTGCTTGTTGTCCTAATCTTACTAAAGCAGGTAATTGTGCCAATGTAGAACTAATGCCACCAGCACCAGCCTCAATCATTCTTTCGCCACGACTTTGTGGCTCGGCAAGACCCATCTGTGTCATGGCTTGGCTTGCTACTTGGCTAGGCATCTGTAGGCTAGGAATATTTGTGCCAGCAACCTTGTTTACACCGCCTGAAATCATGTTTACAAGCGTGTTTAAGGCATCGCCAATAGGTAGAGCCATTGATCCAATCAATGCGCCTGGTGCGCCTGCTACAGCACCTCCAGCAAGTGCGCCTGGAATTGTCTGAGCCATGCCTCTGGTGGCAATCTCTGCTGTGCGCTCTAAAGTGCCTTTTTCTTTTTTTGGCTCTACATTAGCTTCATCGTATAGTTTCTTAGCAGCTTTATTGATCTCTGCCTCAGACATAGAGTCTGGAAACTCGACTTGCCCTACTTTTGGGATGTCAATAATCATTCTACTTTTCCTGTAGCTGGATTAAATCTTTTAACTTTACCTTGTGGAGCAACTGGCGAAATAGGTGCAATTCTGTAGAAATCAACAATATTAGCCATATCAGGGTTTTTACCTAGAATGTCTAATCGTCTGTTGTATTCACCGACTGTATATTGTGCAACTCGTTTAGAGGCATTGGCAATCTGCTTAATCTCAGCAGGTGTCAGACTGTCAATATCACCCGAAAATGCTCGTTCAGCCAATTTACCTTCGGCTTCTGTAATTTGACCTTCGCCACGCATTGACTTACGACCTTGTAATGTAAGCTCTGCGAATCCACGAATTGCTTGACGAGTATTAGCAATGGTTTCTTCTGTATCACGACCAGTAACACCCAATGTAGAACCTAACTGAGCAAGTCTCATTCTTGGTGTTGCCATCGTTCCAGAGATGATCTTATTGCTGTCTACTGCACTAATGACTCGATCCGCAGCATCAATTTGTAATACAGAACCTTGAGCTTGTGCTTGAGCATCTTTGAGAACAGGCGCAATCTGAGCCAACCCTTTGCCCGTGTCCACAGAAATATTTGTGGAGGGAGTTTTTCGTGCAAGGAAATCTGTAAATGATCCCTTGAATCCGTTTTGGACTGCAAATTCATATTCCTTTACCGATGATGGTGCTTTATCTTCTTTGGTTAATAATTGTGCTGCTTTCATTGGATCTTCTAATGCTGCTGCTGCAATCAGCTTATCCATATCAACTGTTGTTCTTGTTGGCAAATTGCCACGCAATGCTGCTGCTGTTTCCTGAACAGCCATATCGCCACCAAACTCAGGGCGAGATAACATTTCTAATTGTGATCCTTCACCTGTAGCCATAGGAATTTGAACAGGAGTCTGTCTAATTGCACCTCTAGCCATCTCTTGTGCTTGACGCTTGCGCTTAAAGTCCTCTAACTGCATCCCTGTAACCATCTGCTTTAGAGTGCGATCAAACGATTGGTTATAGCCTTCTGATCCTGCTGCCAAAGCACCTGCTAATGCTTGTCCTGTGCTTACAGGATAACGCTGAGTGCCTGATTGACCAAGTAAAGCAATGGCTGCGTTTAGCAAAGCCTGTTGCGATGCGTTGGACTGCATCCGTTGTTGGTCTGCTGCACTTGTAAATGCTGTGTAGTCTGGTTGCTGACCAAATAAAGCTGATAGATCAATTGCCATAATTTATCCTAGTAAAGAATTTGGATTTCTTTGTGCCATTCTTGGCGATAACAGGTTTAATAATCCTGTGTAATCTACTGCACCAGCAGGGCGAACCTGTGGCATTTGTAATTGTTGTTGTTGCATTTGTGGCATCTGTGGTCTTGCCAATAACCCACTTGCCAATCTTGCTCCCTGTAAAGCCTGACCAGCTGTTAATCCTTTAGAGGGCAATCCAAGAGCTTTAGATTCAATATTTAATCCTGCCAACTCAGAAGGACTGTAGGAATAAGATAGAGTTTGAACAATTTGATCTGGACTCAATCCTTGTGCAGCCAACCTAGCCATATCTGTTGCTAAAAATTGATCTACACCAGCAGACATATTTAATGTTTGTGCAATCTGTGCTTCGCTTAAACCTTGTTTAGCAAGATTAACTGCATCAAATGCCTCTGAATATGGCAATGCTGTTGCTGCTTCTGCTGTCGCTGTTGCCAAAGCGTCTGTTGCTACAGGTGCTATATCAGATAAGCCTGCTAATCCAGCCAATACATCACCTGATGCTCCTGCTGCGCTTAATCCGCTACCGCCAGATAGTCCAAGTTCTGCTGCTGTGGCTGCATCTAAACCAACAAATCCTGCTTCTGCGCCTGTTAATGCAGGAGCTACATAAGGAGCAATAAATGGCAATGATGCTGCACCAACTGTAGCCCATCCACCAGGTATTTCGTTGCCTACAAATTTATCTACATCTGCAAGAACATCGCCAACTGGCTGAGTAACCGCTTTATCAATAGATACACCAACATCACCAATAGTTTGACCAACATCCTCTACAGCGCCTAAAATTCCACCGCCATCACCAGATGTTCCTAGAACATCAGATATAGGATCTGTAATAGCAGAAACAATACCGCCTCCACCTCCTTGAGGCTTTATCTTTCCATCTCCACAATGCTCAAAAGCTCCTTGTGGCAAATCAGGAATGTCCATTAAGGCACAAGCTCTGTTGTTGAATCTCATAGTTTATGTTCCACTAATGTTTGTTTTTTTACAAATCCAAGTCGTTTTGTTAGTCTTGCAACAGAGTTTCTGACATAGCCCTGAACTTTTGTTGCTCCAAATGCTTTAAACAATGCACACAATTGCTTATATGCTTCTTGATTAGTTACAAACTTACCGCCATAAGCGCATATAAAAGCTACTTTTTGTTTCGGATATTGAACAAAAGATATAACTATGACACCTTGTATTTTATCTTGCTCTACACCAACAAATAAGTGCATATGCCCATTGTTTAAAAAACTTTTTACATCGTTTACATCATATTCATCACACTCACTTTTGATAAGTGCATCAGCAATATAGCCCTCTATTACAGACCATTCAGCCTGTATTTGTTGAGGGCTATATTTTCTTACTAGCAATTAGAAAAATCCACCGCCTAATAGACCGCCACCAATTGCACCCAAAGCAGGTAAACCAAAACCGCCACCAAATCCTAGGTTAGGAAACGCTTGACCTAAAGCATAACCGCCTAGACCGCCTGCTAAAGCACCTCCTAATGCACCTACAGTTCTGTTTCCTGCAAACTGAGGTTGTGCAGCAGGTGTGCCAAATGATCCAAGAGGCGATCCATAAACAGACGATAGATAGCCAGAAAGCTGCTGATAAGGCAATTGTTGCTCAAAAGCATAACGAGCCATTCTTTCCTGTAGAGGTTGCGCTGCAATAGCCTCCCTTTGTGCGCCAACTTGAGCCAATGTTTGCGATGGCAAGAACTGTTGAGCATATATTTGTGGAGCTGCTTGAGATGCTGCCAACTGTCTTGACAACTCTTGATATTGACCTGTGCCAACACCACCTGCTGCTTGCAATTGTGTTCCGAGTGCAGCTTGTTGAGCTTGCTGTAGACCTTGTGCGCCAAGCAAACGATTCTGAATATCTTGTGCGGATACACCTGCCAATTGACCCAAAGCCTGCTGTTGTAATGCTCTCTCTTGTTGGAATTGTGATCCAGCTAGATTTGCTGTTACATCGCCTAAAGACCTTCCAAAAGCCTCTGTAGCAGTTCCTAATGCTCTTTCCATAGAGCCTGATCCTAATCGACCAGAACGGCTATAAAGGCTAGAAATGCCAGGCAAAACGGATTGACTAAACTGCTGAGTTAGTGGTCGAGTAGCAGCTTCCATCATGGCTTGCTGATAAGGGTTGCTACCTAGAAAACTACCAGAAGCAATATTGGCTAATTGACCTGTAGCAATGTTTTGGAATCCACCGCCTGCTGCTTGACTATAAACATCTGCACCTGGCTGGAATCCTGCTGCGCCATAGATGTTTTCATATAAAGGTGTTGCTGCTGATGGTGCTGTTAAGCCTCTTAAAAATGCACCTTGAGCCTGTCCCAAAATGGGACTTGATTGTCTAGCTAAATTTTCTTGGGCTTGTAATGCTTGTAATGTTTGCTCTGATGGACTTACAAATGTTTGTCCAGGATACATAGAAGGTTGTTGGCGCAAAAAGATTTCTTGTGCTTGACGCAATCCTTCTGTAAGAAATGGGCGAATAGAAGCATCAATCTGTGATGCTTTAGCATCTGGCTCGCCTGGTGTTATTGGTGGGCTAGAAAGAAAATTTATAGGATTGGAATAATTAGGTAATGTATTGAAATCAGGAGTCATTAAAGGTCTATTGTTAAGAGCAATTTGATTAAGATCAGACTGTCTATTGATAGCGTCAATTTGCTCTGGAGTCATTGTTCCACTTAAATCTGCAAATGCTCCACCTGATGTTCCACCTGTAGTAGCACTAGGAGCAGTTCCTTGTATGCGTTTTAAATAATCTTGATATGACTTATCTTGTCTTTGCCCACGAGAAGTTGATAATCCAGCACCAAAATAAGGAGAACTATATGCCAAATCTGCTGTTTCCATTCTAGGCATACCATCTTCTGTCATGCCAGAATTTTGAAACGCTTGATATTCTGGTGAACTAAAGTAACCAATATCACCCTTAAAATTACTAGGAATGACAATTCGATTTCGATTTTGCAAATAAAATTGTAATGGTGATGCCATAATTATTCCTTTATCCTACGATAATATATTTATAAGTCATGCCTGATACTGTATTAGCTGGATGGCTAATAGTGGCACTTCCGTTGGTTACTGCTGATATATAAGGTCTTGTAAATAAATTGCTTGTGTATCCGTTTGATGACAAATAACTAACTGTTGCTATAACACTAGGTGTTGATGGTCTAGTTGGTGTGCTTTGTGTTGCAAAATGTTCTAGACTGACACCAATATCGCTAGGTCTCCATGCTAACTGCACATAATCATCTTTTTGCAATGCAATAAAGAAGTTTATGGCTGCAATCACTCGGCTTGATGTGCCTGTCGATTTTCTTTGTGGAACACCAAATTCGCTATTACTACCTGCTACATTTGATCCATTCTTTTTAAACCAAATGCTGACCTCTTGCACATCGTTAGTCGTATTGATTAACTGTGTTGAGAACTGAATGTTATATAGCCCTGAGTAATCTACTTTTAACTTTGTATTATCTACAAGACTAGCACCAAGGTTATAGTCTGTTGTAGAGAAAGACATAATGTTTTCTGCTGTTGTTGTTGTCGCTGCTTGATCTGTATCATCTTGAACTGCTAAATATGGGTAATACGCTGTAGCCGATACATCGTCTGTAGCCATCAACAAAATGACTGAATCTGCACCAATCCGAGCGTCTGTAATCGTTGTGGTGGATGCACCGCCTGTCGCTAGAGTTACCGACCCTGTATTGTTGGTTTTGCCGTTCATAATCCCATTGACTACTTCGGCAACACCTCGCTGATCTGCTCCAAATGGAGGCAAAACTCGAAACATTATCGGCTTCCTAACGGATTCATATCTACATCAATCCCTACTGTGTTAGTCCATTGTCCTGTAGGTGTTAATTGTAGACGATGATACCTTCCAATACCACGAATTGAGACCCTATTTTCGCTATCTGCGACTGTCTGAGTCCCGAATACTACTTGCTCGGATAAAAGCCTTCTAGACACCAATGCGACATTCCCAGAGCCACCATCAACGATGGGCTTGGCTAAGGTAATTGCAGAAGTTACTCCAGGCATTTCAATATCGCCTGTCTCAATAATCGCTGTGTTTCCATTACCTGTAAAAGTAACGATTTTTGTATTCTTTACACCAGCAAACTGCATCTTTCCACCTAACCATACTCGATCATCAAAGCTAGACAGAATTTGCTCTAGGTTGCCAAATACATCCATACCTTCTAAGTCAAAGGATGGTGTAGAAGAAGAAGCCACTCGGCTTGCGTCTGTAGTTCCGCTTGTCCACTTGCCTGTCTGATAATTGTAGATAAGCAATTTATCTACAGTTGCAGAGGACTGAGAAGCATAAGCCCAAACTACTAGCTTTCTAAATGGATCTACAGCAGCCGACATTAGGCTTAACGAGCCTTCGTCTACATCACCAAAAAAGTAGCGATTAACCTTTTCGTTACCGATTGGAATTAACTGTTGCCCATCACAGGCATAAAATCCATCGTCTGATAGAAAGAATGATGTGCCACCATACTGAACAATAGAGTTAGCCTCATAGCATCCTAAATTACGGCTGATATTGTCGAATTGGAATACCAATGGGCTTCCAACATAAGTCATGCGATGGATAGAACGATCCATAAATACTAGACCAAACTCACCACCTGTAAGCCCTACAATTGAGCCACCATCAGGAATATCTTGGAAATCAGCCTGTGTAGTGGCTGAGTTAGCCCAATTAGACTCATCGCCTAATGCTGACCATTGAACCCTATATGGATATACTGTAGAACTATTTACATAGCCAGAAACCACAAAATCTCGCACAACTGTTACATATCTTGACTGTGGAGCATCGGCTGCCAAGTCTTGAAATGTTGTAGAACTATTTAAGTTATATCCCTGTAAGCGATTGCCACCATTGGCTGCGATCAATACATTACCAAATTGGGTAAATCTCCATCGTTGATTTGATGGTGTTGTGTATTGAAAACTTACTGTGCCTGTATCTGCTGTAGATCCAATGTTTCCACCTGCCTGTGGATATGTAAATGTTGTAGTTGTTGGAACTGTATCAATAGTAAATGTGCCATTTATTGCTGTTGTAGAAGTGGCTGCTACTGTTACAGAATCACCAATAGAAAAACCATGAGCTGCTGATGTTGTTACTGTTACAACACCGCTAGTTTTTGCCACATTGGTAATTGTTCTGCTTGCTTTAACTACAGAATCTAAAGATAGATCACTGGTATCTAACTTAAATAGTTTTGTTGCTCCTCCAGCAAAAACAATCGTAGCTCCTGCTGCGGTTTTGCCTGCCACTACATTGTTTAGGTTCTCGGATGCTGCGCCAGAGTATTCCTCGGCTGCATTGATAGCACCATAACCAATAGCTTTAGAAAAGACATTCTCTGCCTTTTGTAAGCCATTAGCTAGACCTGGCTGATCTGGAGTCCACTCTCCGAATGTGATTCGACTTATTGCCATGTAGAAGTTCCAATATTCTTATCTGTCCAAGTGTCTGAGCTAATGCTCGTAGGTGTCCATGTTGTAGAACCGCTTGCTTCTATTACCCAAGTATCTGTAGCACTAGGTGTGGCAGTCCATGATTCTGTGCCAATGGCTTCTTCTGACCACTCATCGCCTAATACACGACCAAAGCAATTTACTAAAACTATGCCATTTACTGTAGCGACTGCGCCATAAATAGCGACAGGATTAGCTGTAACTGTTGCTTGGCAAAATACTGAGCCATCACCACTATATTGAACACCGCCTAATGCGGTTACTGTTGCTGTTCCTGTAATGCTTCCACTTGATGTCCTAATGCGAACACCATCTGCGCTAACTGTGCCACTTGCAGTAATTTCGCCTGTGCTTGTTCTAATTCGAATAGCATCTGCCGAGACTGAACCTTGAGCAGAGACAGACCCCACTCCTGCAAATATCCCATATCCATTAGCATCGACTGTAGCTGTTGCTGATACTGATCCAGAAGATGTTCTAACTCTGATTGCTTCTGCATTGACAGTTCCTTGTGCTGTTACTGCGCCAGATCCAAATCGAATTAGGTATGCACTACCTGTTACTGTGGCATCTGCTGTGATAGAGCCAGACGATGTTCTGATTCTAAAGGCATCAGCAATTACTGTGCCTGTGCCTGTTACAGAGGCAGATGCGCCACGAATAGCATAGGCTGTAGCACTTGCCGTTGCGTTAGCTGTAACACTAGCATCTCCGTAGTAAATACAGGTGCTTGTAGAATTCCACGCAGGGTCATCAAATGAAACAAGGATCTGCTCAAGCGTTCCAAACTGGTCAATGTTGTCAATTGTGAACGCACCACAGTAATCTGCTGGCATATTAAGCCAATGTTACTGTAAGGCTTCCTGATGCGATCTTGAAAATATCGCCTGTGTCAATTGTTTTGGAAGCATCTAACTGAGTGTGATAATACATATTGCCACCAGAAGAATTATCCCAAATACCAATATGGCTTACTGTTCCCCATGAGCCTGTAGCCTGTGGGAATGTAATGTCTGCGCTAGTTGTGCTTGCACCGTTAGATGGTGAGCCAAAAGTAGCGGATTGGCGAGCATACGATCCACCGCTTACTTCTGTGCCTGTGCCTGCATCTGTCGGATCTGCTGTGTGCAAACTGACATAGACTGTAGCAGGGGAAGTAAAGGTTGTTGCTCGTAGAGTCGCATTGATTAGTGCGTTCTCTAGGTAGTTCGACATTTCAGCCATTTTGTTTCCTTATCGAGAAGTAATACGCATTTGAAGTGGAATCCCTGAATACTCGCCACCTTGGTCTGCATCGGAGATGTTTTTGATTGCTCGGTCGTACAAGGCTGCCCATGTCTGACTACGAGCATCGTTAATTAAATAAGGCTCTGCTTCCAACAAAGATGCGTATAAAAGTGCATCTGGATAGTTTGCCAAGAATACATTACTTGCATTTGTGTTCGACAGAATCGTTGGTTTAGCGTAGTAAAGAATCTCTAAAACATACGCTGTATCTGGAATCGGTGCGAACTCAAACTCGGAAGCCAAGATTGTGTAATACATTGGCTTACCATTCTCGTCTGCATAAGCATCTCTTGTAAATGCGCTAGGAGACATATAGGTTACTGGCATCCTTGGATTGCCTTGGATGTGTAAATCACGAATCTCTAAGAAGTCAGTAGGTAGTGCCACCTTTGGGTCTGCACCGACCATCGTAGCAGTAGCCGACTTTAGCATTTGGCGAGTGCGCAGCTCTCTCTGGAGGCGCAATTCTGCCATGTAGATAAAGTCAGGTATTGTCGTAGTTAGATCAGACCGACCCAAGTAGCTTGCTACTGTAGTCTTTAGATCGCTGTAATTGGTAAATGGCATATTAACCCTTATTCTTTAGGCAGTTCAATGTTCTGCCATCCGTAAACATATTGCCCGATGTGCTTAATGTGCTTTGATAGATCGTGGTCTACCCAAGTGTCAAATCCTGCATCCTTTGCTTTAACGCAAAAGTAAATATCCTCACCTAATATGTGGTTATTTTTTAATTGCTCAAAGTAAAAATAAGGCTTTTCTATTGCTTCTAATACTCTGCGCTTGATTAGCATTACACCACATCCAATGCCATCTGCTCTTTCAATTCCTGACAAAGCATTTGAGTAGATTGGCATCCAGTCAATTGAGCCATCTTCATTCAATCTAATGTTCTTGGCTGTTGGTTTAACTGGCTCAGATCTTGTTGTCGCATTGACACCGATAATGTCTTTGTCGTGCGCCATCAGGATCTTTAATGTGTCCTTTGGAAACCGCATATCTGCATCTATAAACATCGCATAGTCAGCACCAATCTCTAATGCTGTTTTTACTAAGTTATTGCGCTGGTCAAATATTAGCGTTCCTGCGCTTGTAAAGAGATCTATATCGTGTTTTGTGGTCTTGATGGTATATGCACACATCGCCACTAAATCAAACGCTGTAGCGACCTCCATTTGCCCTCTAGCGGGTATTAAAATTGCAATCCTACTCATACTTCGCCTCCCCTTGTACGAAATACTTGATTTTCAGGGTCATTAAGCCATTTCTTCATGGCTGCATGATCCACAATAAAGTAGCCTCTCATAATGCCCTTTTGGTTAAGGTCATTGATGATTGCTAGGGGTAGGGATGCAATCTTGTTCTTTTGGTCAAAAGGCTTGTCTGACCAGCCTGTTTTACCAGGATTCTGATTAAACTGCGCTTTTGTATGGTCTATAAAATCTGTAAGGTCTGTCTTGCTATGGATAACAATTCCACCTTCGCCATCTGCTATGGCTGTTCTGACCTCACCATCTACTGTTTCTAAGTATTTTTTCAAATTTACACCTTTATAGAATGGGGATGGATTTTGTCCACCCCCTATTCTACATATTATCTAACTTTTATCAAGCAGATAAGTCAAAAGCTCCACCATGAGCAGCTTCGTTACGAACTTCTAAGGTCAATTCAGCCAAGATCTGTTTCTTCTCAGCATCACCAACTTTAGCGATGTCGTTCGTTTGGAATGGGCGCAGGTAAGCCAATGCTGCATACTCAGGATCTAGAACCAATGCATCTCGAGTCCGCATAAAGCGATTTGGAACGATCTGCAATACACCAAAGTCGGACTGATAGAGATCAGCACCAGCTAGGATTGTTGCCTGACCGCTTGTTGGAACTTGATATCGCTGTGCAGACAAACCTGTAAAGCCTGATACTGTCTGCTTGAGAGCAGGAGATACCATCAATACAGAAGGTGTGCCACCGCTTGTAAATACCTTACTGACTACATCCTTGAGGATGGTCTCGGTAAATGTGCGAGTCGTTCCATCTGTGCGAGTCGATACACCCAAGGTTGTAGGATCAGCACCTGCTGTTGTTCCAGAACCTTTATTGGTGTTGGTCTTGATGTAAGACAAGAGTGAACCCATCTTACGAGCTGACGAACCAGACGAACCTGCTGTCTGACCTTGGTTAGCTGTGATGATGGTCTCAATGTCTCGCTTGATCTCGGCAGAAGCCTTAGCCAATTGGTAAGCCATCTCAGACTTACGACCAGCAAGGTCAGAAGCCAAGAGAGTGCCAGAAACCATAACAGTCTTACCAACGATCTGTGTGAGGTTACCAAGGCGAGTTGTTGGGGTGATGGAGGCTTCTGTAGCCGATGCACCTTCTACTAAAGCGTTAGCTGTAGTAGCTGCTGCAAGGCTGTCAGTTTGCCATTCGTGGTTGATAGAAGTCGCTTTTGTTTTACCAATAGACGACATGATTGGGGTGTCGGTAGGGCTGATGTCATAGATAACATCGGTTAAGTCCTCACGAGCGCCAATTGCTGTATAGCGATCATATGCTGCCATTTTTTAATTCCTTTATAAAAATCGTTCAAATAATCGAACCGCATCCTTTTTATTGCCAGATTGGCGGAGTTTGGCTCGTTCCTTTTTAATTGCTTCATTCTCAGAACTCTGCGGATTAGATGTTCCTGGTCGGATAGTCTTTGGAGCAGTAGCTACTTTTTTAGTCGTAGCCCCCTTGTTTGCCATTAACTTCTCGTACTGCATTGCTTTGTAAAGTGTTTGCACAGCACGACTGTCGTAAACCTGAGACAACTCTTGGTCAGTAAATCCGATGGACTTTGCATAACTGCGAATATCCCTACGGATTATTTCGCCCTTAACATCATCCTTAAATTCAGGAATAGCTTCAACCAATTTCTGTTGCTCTTGTTGGATATGCTTTTGTAGAAGTGCTTGCTGATGAGACATTTGTTCTTGTTGAACACGCTGTCTCTCCATCTGCACCGCTTGCAACTGCTTCTCTCGCTCTACACGCTCTGCCATTGCAACTGCGTAAGCAATAGGATCTTCTGTCTTTAATGCAGACAGATCTTCTCCTTGGTTTTGCTGTTGTAGCAATTGCTCGATGACTTGGAGTCGTTGAGCATAGGTTTCTCTAGTTCTTGCTGCTTCGTCAATCTTTATACGCTCGGCTTCTACAGCTTTGCGTTGTTCCGCTAAAGATTGAGTCTTTTTCTGATAGTCGGCAGTCCTACTGTAGCCATTCAAAAGCTCATCGAGGGTTACTTCCACTTCTTCACCAGAGACTTTAACTCGGTAGCGTGGCAGCTCCTCTACTTCTTCCTCTTGGCTCTCAGCTTCTTCCGCACTTACATCTTGCTCCTCGTACTCAGAGTCCTCGGCAGCAGAAACTTCTTCTACTTGCTCTGGCTCTTGCACAGCTTCGGGTTGGGCTTTCGCCTCCTCGGACTGCGGTTCAAGAAAAGACATAAATGCGTTAGCTGCACCTCTTACAGATGTATCTACACTCCCTTGTGGGTTGGTGTTTTCACTCATTTTCTCACCTTACAGGTTGTTTAAAAAAACTTAATCCTCTTTTTCTCGATTTCGCCATCTTGTGCGATTGATCGGATTGAGGCTTCAAAATCTTCTATGGCTCGGAGTTTGACTAAGGCTTTTTCTCTGCCTTCTACATCATCCTCGTTAGAGCCAAAAATATATGACTTATAGACCTCTTTCTGAGCCTCTAAAAGCTCAACAAAGAAGTCATCTTGTAAAAACTGTTTTGCTCGGTCTACTTTGTTCATCCAGGGATTCTCACATCTCCTGTGATTTTAGCTCCGACCTGAGCTGCTTTCAACTGTGCCTCAGCTTGGAACTCTGCTGTCTTGAGTTCTAAGTTAGCTGCTGCTTTCTCTCTTTCGAGTTGGATCTGCGCTTGTGCTTTTGCTCTTGCAATCTCGATGTCGTTTAAGGCTTTGGCACGATCTGTTTCAATCTGTGCCTGTGCCTGTTGCATCATCATATCGAGTGCAGGGTTAGGCATTTGCTGTTGTGGTTGTGGTGTCGAAAGCATCTGGTCAAGCTCTGGAGGAATTTCTTTGAAGAACTCGGCTGAGTCCTTAAATCCTGCTGCCTCGATAAATCTACCCAAAGTATTGCGATACTGACCCACAGATACTAACGGATTAGCAAAGCCTTGGGATGACAAGATTTGCTCTTGTTTTTGCAGAACCATTGCTGCCATTGCCATCTGTTGATCTTTGCCACCAGTTCCTAGACCTACATTGGTCATTAGGTCGTAGTTATTCTTCCACTCTCTTGGGTCAATCGAGACATATTTGCCACGAATCCGCACAACCCTTGGTTTGTCTTGATACTTCAACAAGAGATGGAAAATGCCATTAAACAGCTCTTTTACCCCTGTCTCAGCAAAGATACGAGCAATCATCTCAATCTTACCTGCGCCAGCTTGTTGCATAGATGCAATTGCTGTGGCTGTGGTATTTTGTAGAATGTTCGGGTCTAAACCTTGGCTTGTTTGTGTAACACCTGACCGCTTTTGTAGAACCTGATCCATGTAATCCAACATGGGGAACGACTGAGCTGCGGTAGGAGGAACAGTCAATGCTTGGACTGCGCCTTGCGACTTCATCCGCACCACTCCATTCGGAGCGACTGTCAG